TGGTACAAGTATTGGTGGTACAACTGCTGGTAGCGATATGGGCAGCCCACATCAAATCAAAGAGATCACACTAAATGCTTACAAAGTTGCTACAAATGAATACGTAGCATTTGAAGAAGAAGAAGATAGCCTAATCGCTATTATGCCAATCGTTCGTGACGCCATGGTTCGCCGTGTTGCTCGTGCTGTTGACAAAGCCTTCTTACGTGGAGCAGGTGCTGGTAGCGATCCTGTTAAGGGATTAGCCACATATGACACAGCTAGCGCATACAACATCGACATTGACGGTGCTTCAGTTGCTAGTGGTAACGTTGGTCCCAAAGCTACAATCGCAGCTATGCGTAACCTACGTCGTGACCTAGGCGCATGGGGATTAGATCCTAGCGAATTAATCTATATCGTTAGCACAGAGATTTATTATGACCTACTAGACGATACAGATTTCCTAACAGTTGATAAAGTTGGTGATCGCGCCACACTATTAACAGGTCAGATTGGTAGCGTTGGCAATAGCCCAGTTCTAGTTAGCGCAGAATTTGCCGCTAAGGGTGCTGGTGAAATTGCAGGTATTTGCTTTAATCCAGGTAACTTTATCGTTGGTAACCAGCGCGGACTACGTGTTGACACAGACGATCTAGTTGAGACACAGCGTCGTGTTATGGTTGCAAGCCTACGTACTGGTATGACACAAATCAGTACAATTTTAGGTCAAGCCGTTAGCACATTACGTTACGTTGCTTAATTGACAATATTGGCAGGGTTCTTAAGAGCCCTGTCTCTAAAGCCTAACTGGTTAGGTTTTAGAGACAATAGTGGAGTAAATTATGGCCGATCTAGTTAGTAGAACAGAATATAAAAATTATGTTGGCATAACAAGCAGTAATAGAGATGCGGAAATAGATTTACTTATTCCAAAAATTAGTGCCCTTGTAAAAAGTTACTGCAAGCGTAGTTTTATAGATTATTATGATTCAGTTAAAGTACAGGTTAGCGACGGAGGTTTTGATCGTATATTACTAACAGAAATTCCGGTTAATAATATATTATACGTTAAATATTCTAGCAACTATGGTCAAACATATGCTACAACGTTAACAGAATACACAGACTGGGTTCAAGATGGTGATAGTATTAGAGCAATTAGTGGAGTATTTGAAGAAACCATTAAGGGCTATCAAATACAATACTTTGCAGGATATGATGCAACACCAGAAGATTTAAAATTAGGCATATTTGACCTAATTGAATATTACATGAAAAATAACAGTGCGGTACACGTAAATCGTGATGTATCACCAAATGTTACGCAAATACAGTATATAAACAGCTCAGGATTTCCAGCACATATTCGTCGAATACTAGATAACTATGTTGCGGACTATTCGTAATGAGCGTTGCACACTTCAGCGAAGTTCTAAAGAGTAAGGTTTATAAGCAGTTTCTAGAAACTATAGGTCGCAATATTATCCAACAAAGCACAAATGTATTTCGTGCAAGCGAACAAGTAGCTAGCAAGACTAGTTTTTATTTAGACAGTCAAACCCTACAAAACATGTACAAAACAATTGTAGGAAAAGATTTATCTACTAGAGAAACAAATAAAATATTAAACGCTTTACTTGAGCCTAGCAAAAAAGGACCAAATGCTGCAGAAATAGAGGTTGAAGGTAGACGAGCAGTATTTTTTCAAAACATTGCCTTTGGTACTATTACTGATAAAATAAAAGCAGTAATGTTTGATAAAAACAAAGTAAACGAATTTGAAGCAGCGTTAGCATTGGCAGAAGATAATTATTTAGACGCTGAAAAGGCTAGGATTAAGCAAAAATACGATTTAATAGAAAAGCGCGGTACTTTGCCACAAGCTGAAATATACAAATTAAGAAAAGAAGAGTTTGATAAGGCCGAAAAACAGGCAAAGATTGAAGGTGGCTTAGGCTATTACTTTAATAAAGGACACGTAGTATCTATTGCTACTAACCTAACCAAAAAGTTTAGAAATGAAGTAGCAAAAGCTCAAGGCTTAGCTGAAGCACAGCAAAAGCGTATGCTAGATGTACTTGATGCGTATATAGCCAGATTACAAGCTGATGATTTAGCTAGTGCTAATTTACCAAATGCTATAGATCAGGAGTTATATGCCAGCTATTTGCAAAACCCTGATTCATATTTAGTAGAATTTCAGTTACGCTCAACTAACCTAGAAAGCGGAGACGTTAGTAAAGAAGTTATAGCAGAACTTAGAGATTTGCTAGGACCAGACAGTACGGAAAAAGCCCTATTAAGTGTAATAGAGAAAAACCCAAACTTAGCAACAATTTTACTAGATACTGAAGGTAGTGGAAAGCCCATAGATAAGATTATAGATAACATACTATCGCCTTTCCCAGGACGAAAAAAGCCAAGCAGCAAAGCTAGTCCTAAAGTTTTAATTGGTAAAAAGAAGTATCCTATTACTAAAAAGAATAATAAAGAATCAATACGAGTATTAAAAGAAGAACGAAATAAACTAGCTAGGGTTAAGCGGTTATCTGAAGATAAACTATTTACAGTTAGAGATAGCGGCGAAGAAGAAACTAGCGTAGTACCAAATCTACAGCTATTATTAGACGCTAAGCTTGTGCAAACTGTTAAACAGAACATGGGTGACGGCGGTAGTAGAAATGTATTAAATTTACGTAGTGGTAGATTTGCAGAAAGTGTAAAAGTAGAAAGTATATCACAATCGCGTCAGGGTATGATTACGGCATTTTATACATATATGCGCAACCCTTACGCCACATTTAGTGCTGGAGGACGTCAGCAATTCCCTCGATCACGAGACCCTAAACTGTTAATCAGCCAGTCGATTAGGCAGCTAGCAACAGAGTTAACAATAACAAGGCTAAGGGCACAATTAGTATGAGCAAGCGCAAAAGTATAGTAACGGCCTTAGCAGATGCGTTCAAAGTTATAGATGGTACGGGCATCTATACAACAAAACTAAGTAACAATAGTTACCCGTACTTAAAATTTTGGGACGAAGTACAAGATTTTCCTGCAGTATTTGTAAGTCCAGGCATGGAACGTAGAGAATACCAGTTAGCAGGATTTGCTTGGGGAATATTGCATGTATGTGTCAGAGCATATTGCTATGGAGAAGAAACTGCACAAACTCAGCTAGAAAGTTTACTAGGGGACCTCGAAAATTGTATTGACCTTAATCGTCAATTAGTGTATGATAGTACTAATCAATACACAACAACTGAGATACTAATAGATAGTATTACTACTGATGAAGGCTTATTAGCTCCATACGCAGTTGGCGAAATAAACTTACAAGTTCGTTATCAGATCATGTAAGCAACCGTGCTTGTCAACCAAACACAGATAAATATCTCGTAATGGTAAAAAGCACCTAATAAGAGGAAAAGAGATATGAGTTTTAATTTAATTCGTAACGCTAGAATGTTCTTTACTAGCAATGTGGACGTAAACACAGGCGTAGTAAAGACAAACGGATTCACAGCTAGTAACACTAAAGAAATTCAGGTTCTAGATGGACTAAGTTTTAGCCAAGCCACTGGTAGCGAAACTGTAACAATTAACGAAGCCGGCACAAGCCCAATTCGTGGTCAGCGCAGTTTTAACACTAGCCTAGAACCAGTAGAACTAAGCTTTAGTACTTACATGCGTCCATTCTTTAATGAGGGAACAGGTACAGTTGGTGCTACATATGATGCCGACGACGTTGTTGATGCTGAAGAAGACGTACTATGGAACGCTTTTGCTGCTGGTTATGTAGATGGAACAGACGAGCTAATTGCAGCTAGTAGTCGCACTACAGCCACTGCTAACACAGCTCCTAGTACAGGAACTATGGGTGCTTCAGCTGCTTGGTTTCAAGTTAACGGAACAGGTGACGTTGAGCCATATAGCAAACTAATATTTGAGAATAGCGGTAAAAATCAAATGGTTAAGTTTGGTGTAATTATCCTAATGGACAGCACAAGCTATGTAATCGACAACTGTGTGTTAGATCAGGCAAGTATAGACTTTGGTTTAGACGCTATTGCTACAATTGCTTGGACAGCTCGTGGTAGCGCACTACGTAGTGTCGACTTAAGTGCTACAACAACACCTGTAGCTGGAACAGTAACATTTAGTGGTAACTTCCTAACAGGCGACTCACCCGCCAGCGCTGTTACACGTACAAACGTAAGTATTAATGATGCAACAGACGTATTTACCTACGCATCCCACGGATTACGTAAGGGTATGCAAGTAACTGTTGCAGCACCTGGTGCCGGAGCATTACCTACAGGTTTAACAGCAGGTACATATTACGTTATTGAAGTATTAACTGCTAATACCTTTAAACTAAGTGCCACACTAAATGGTACAAGTATTGATGCTACAACTGCTGGCGGTGCTTGTAATATTACCTTTAACGAAGATACTACAGCCGACGTTGCCAAGGCCAAAGTTACAACAGCACCTTTCTTAGCTAACAAACTAAGTGCGGTTACTGTACAAGACGGCATTGGTGGAACAGGTACAAGTTATACACTAGCATTAACAGGCGGAAATATTACATTTAGTAACAATGTTACATATCTAACACCTGCTAACTTAGGAACTGTTAATAAGCCATTTACTTATTTTACAGGTACTCGTGCTGTTAGCGGTAGTATTAACTGCTACTTAAGAACAGGAACAAACCGCAGTGCGCAGCTACTAAGCGATATGTTAGTAGGCAGTGCTAGTGATGTTGAACCTGATTTTAAGATTGTATTAAGTATTGGTGGAGCTAATACCGCAGGCACAAACAGAATTCTTGTAACATTACCTGCTTGCGTACTTACAATCCCAGCTATTAATACAGAGCAAGTTGTTAGCTCAACAATTAACTTTACAGCTCAAGGTTATAGTAGTAGTGCTTTTGCTATCGATCAAAACAACGAAGCAACAATTACATATTACGCAGCTAAGACCTAATAGTTTTACAAACCGGGGGTGATTACACCCCCACCTACTAACCCTAAGGATTTAATTTACATGTCATCTGCATTATCGTTAAAAAGCATGCTAGTTCCTAGCAAAGAAGTTACAGTAGAGTATCCAGGCATGCCAGGATTTGAAGTAGCAGTAAGCTTTTTATCTAGAGAAACACTACA